TGAACTCTCGGAGTGGATGGCCTTTTATCAACTCGAACCCTTTGGTGACTTTCGAGCCGATTACCGCAGTGCTTTGATGACTTCGACCTTTGCCAATGCCCATCGACACAAAGACAGCCCCCCATTTAGTCCAGAGGACTTTATGCCCTTTATCGAAAGACAGCCAACCCCTTCCGACGGACGGGCCAATGCAATGCGTCTGAAGGCAATGTTTTCGCATCTGGTGAAGAAGAATGGCTGATATTGGCTCGCTCGTCGTAAAGCTTGCCGCCGAAACGGCAGAGTTTCATGCGGATCTGGGCAAGAGCGCCCGCATGGTCGAAAAGCGCACCAATGAGATCAAGTCATCCTTGGCTCAGGTTGCCTCTGTCGCCAAGACGGCATTTGCCGTGGCGATTGGAGTAACCAGCGTTGCAGCACTTCGGGACTTCGTTAATCAAACCCTCGAGGCAGCCTCAGCGCTGCAAGGACTCTCCGAGCAGACAGGCGCAAGCGTAGAGGCACTCTCGGGCTTTGCGCCTGTTGCAACTATCTCTGGCACGTCCATGGAAAACGTTGGTGCCAGTCTGTCTCGACTTTCAAAGGGCCTTGCGGGAATTGATGAAGAAACCGCAGGTGCCTCGAAAGCACTGCGCTTTTTGGGCATTAGTGCTAAGGACAGTAGCGGCAATCTGCGTGACCCAGCCGAGGTCATGAATGACATTGCACTCAAGCTTGCGGATTTCCAGGATGGCGCCGGAAAGACGGCAATTGCGATGGAACTCTTTGGGAAGTCAGGCGCATCACTGCTGCCGTTTCTGAAGGACTTGGCCGAGAATCAGGATCTCAATATCCGCCTCACAGCGGATCAGGTCGAGCAGGCTGATCGTGCGGGTAAGGCGCTCGCGCGTCTGAAGGCCGAGAGTGGCTTTATCGCCCAGACGCTTGTCACCGCGTCGGTCCCGGCCATGTCTGCGCTTGGTCAGGAGCTAAGCCGGGTGTTCTTTGGAAGCCAAGACGCCGTAAAAGGCATCATACGGCTGCGTGAAGATGGCACCTTGACGAATTGGGCAGAGACCACCGCGTACGCACTGGCGGTTGTCATTGATGCCCTGCGAGGCATCGGGCAGACCATCAGGTCTGTCATCGGTAGCTTTCAGGCGGTATGGGCGGATATTGAACTCGCAGGCACTTTTCTTGCGGGTGGAAAGGGAATCAACCCCTTCTCGGAAGAAAACCGGGCGCGGCTGCAGGCAGCCTTAGAGAAACGCAACCAGATCGTCTCTCAGGCCAATAAGAACTACGTCGAGCTCTGGGAGATGCCGCTGCTTGCCGATGCCGTGACCGAGCGATTTAAAGAGATTCGAAGCGGTGCCGATGCAGCCAATGCGGCAGCAAAGGCTTTGAGTAACCCTCGCAAGGCTCTGAATTACAACACTGCGAGCACTTCACAGTCGGCTAATGCGATCTCTGTCATGGAAATGCAGATGCGCGCATTGAAGCGCCTGGTAGATGAAGAGTCCGATCTTTATCGAGACCGTCAGAAGGTAACGGATCTGCAAGAGGGCGCCGGGTATCTCAACTTTAAACAAGCCACCGAACTACGGGTCTCTGCGCAGCAAGAGTATCTCGACCGAGTGCGCACCTTGTATGCGGACCAAGAGGCGATTGTTCGTAAAAGCTTGGCCGTTGATGCGCAGACCGCCCAAGATCGAATGAAGCTCGAAGAAAAGCTTGCCGAGATCGTCTCAAAACGCGAGAAAATCGAACGCGAAGCCCAGCAGTCTGCGCTTGAGCGATCGATTCGCCAGCCCGTCGAAACATTGAAGGACTTGCAAGAGCAGGCGCAGCGCGGTCAGCTAGAGCTCAGTGCCATTGAAGAGCAAATCCGCACGCAAAGAGACGCGCGCGCAATCTCCGAGGTCGAGTCTCTGAACCGACTTGCTGAGGCTAGGCAGCAAAGTGCTACCCAGCTTGCACAACTTGCCGCTCAGGCCAAAGAGGTGGCTCAAGCAGCGCCAGGCAATGAGCGCCTTGCCGATGCATTCCTGAGAATTGAAGAGGCAGCGAGACGGGCAGCCGATGGCGCAGCTTCCCTTAGGCAGCGCGCCTTTGAGCTCGCCGATCCAAGTGCGGGTGTCGCCAAGGCCCTGCAAGACGTGGCCGACGAGGCGCAACAAGTGGGTAAGCAAATGGAGAACGCCACAAAACGGGCGTTTTCTGGAATGACCGAGGCGCTGGTTCAGTTTGTAAAGACTGGAAAGCTTGATTTTCGCAGTCTTGCCGACAGCATCATCTCCGATCTAATTCGCATTCAGATTCAGCGGATGATTACCTTGCCCCTTGCAAATGCGATTGGTGCATTCATGGCGCCAAGTAGCCCCGCAAGCGGACCTACAATGCTCGCGCATTCTGGCGGCTTGGTCGGTGTGGATCAATTCGCCTCCCGCAGTGCTAGTGCCGCTCTGTTCGCGAATGCTCCCCGCTTTCACGGTGGCGGAATCGTTGGAAATGAGGTCCCAATCATTGCTCAAAAAGGGGAAGCCATATTTACCCCTGGACAGCTACGAGCGCTCGGCGGTGTGGTTGGCGGGCGATCGGACGTTCGCGTTGAGGTTCACGTTCAAAATAACGTAGGCGGGGCAACTGCCCGAGTTGAACATCGTCAACAGCCAGATGGCTCAACGCGCTTAGACGTTATCTTGGAGCAAATCGAGTCAAAAATGGCTCGATCTATCTCTCAAGGAACTGGTTTGGCCCCGACGCTCGAGCGTCGCTATGGTCTTAATCCGGCGGCCGGGGCGATGCGATGAGCGGTGTGTCCTGGCCAATGCATCTGCCGCTCCCCACCATTGAGGGCTATGTGGTGTCTCCGCAAGACGCCATTTTGAGGACTGACATGGATACGGGACCCGCTAGACAGCGCCGTCGGTTTCGACAGACTCCTAGCCGGGTATCCGTGCATTGGGTGTTTGATGAGTTTCAGTTTGCGACCTTTGAGGCTTGGTACAAATACAAAGCGGACGAGGGCGGCCAGTGGTTTGTGATCGATCTGAGAGGCGGGCTTGGACTATTACCCCATGAGGCTAGGTTTACCCGCCAATTTGAAGCACGACTAATCCACTCCAGCCTCTGGGATGTAACCAGCGAGCTAGAGATCCGGGACCGCCCAACCCTAAGTAGCGATGCCCTTGATCTTGTTCTAAATATTGGTGCCCAAAACGTGGTGTCGCTGTCCGAACAGATGCACACATTTGTTCATACCCAAATCACCGACTCGCTTTCATTGCATAGCCCAGAGCACTGAGGAGAGAAATGACTCTACAGACAACCCTTGAGAATGCCGTTACCCAGACGGCCGTAGACAGTGACTTGTTCCACCAGATTGTTCACGGTAGTGACTCTGAGACGGTTACTACAGAGGGCGGAGACCTCAATACAGTCGCCAAGCTTCTGAAGGATGCTGATGACCGAATCAACAGTGAGGCTAGCGGTATTCTTGCTTCAACGGTGGCTAAAGCCAGCGAGGCAACTCAAAGTGCGCAGGCTGCCGCTCTGAGTGCGGCCGCTGCTGCAGACAGCGAGGCCCAGTCCGACGATCGAGCCACTGCGGCGGCGATGAGCGCCGATAGCGCGCAGATTAGCGCCAACTCAGCAAGTCAGAGTGCGGCGCAGGCGGCCGTTAGTGCTCAATTGGCGGCTAGTGCCGAGGTGGCGTCCGATGCGAACGCGGCGACGGCAAGCGGCCAGGCGACAGTTTCTTCAGAGAGAGCCAGCGCAGCGGCTGCAAGTGCATCCTCCGCAAGTACATCTGCTAGTGAGGCAGCGCAAAGTGCGCAGCAGGCGGCCATATCCGCAGCCAATGCCGCCTCCAGTGAAGGCCATGCCGAGGTGTCGGCAGGTCTTGCGCAAGCGGAGCGGATTGCCGCGGAGCTCGCCCGAGACCGGGCCGAAGGGGCGGCCGACACAACGACAACGAACACGGTCATCCCGACTCAGAATATTGTCGGTGACGGCAGTGACACTTACACAATCAATCGATCCGTGTCTTATGCCGGGGCGATTCTGGTTGAGTGTGCAGGGGTGACCCAAACCCCACTGGATGCATACAACGTTGAGTCAGGCAATCAACTTATCTTCAGCGCACCTATCCCCGTGGGCGTAATGATCTCGGTTCGCTGGCTAGATAAAGAGAGCCAGGCGGGGTCCGCCTTGGCGCTGGAGTGGGCAGCAAAAGAC